GCTTGTTGTGCATCAGATGGTCTTGCTGGAGGTACTGGTTCAGCTGGTCTTGCTGGAGGTATTGGTTCAGCTGGTCTTGCTGGAGGTATTGGTTCAGCTGGTTTAGGGGGCACCGGCTCAGCTGGTCTTACTGGTGGTGGCACCGGTTCAACTGGTTTAGGGGGCACCGGCTCAGCTGGTCTTACTGGTGGTGGCACCGGCTCAGCTGGTCTTACTGGTGGTGGCACCGGCTCAGCTGGTCTTACTGGTGGTGGCACCGGCTCAACTGGTCTTGCTGGAGGTACTGGTTCAGCCGGTCTTGCTGGAGGAGGTACTCTTTGTCCAGGAGGCTTAGGTGCTGGAATTTTAGGTATTGTTGGTAATCTTGGTGTCGGTATTTTTCCGGCGCGTGATAGAACTGCTGCAATTGCTACAACAGCTTCAGTTACTCCAAGTTCTATTTTTTTTACTTTGAAATACTTTGTTTTTTGTTTTTGACCAGAAATAGTTTTAATTATTTCACGATTTCTTCTGTTGAAATCTAATTGTCGTTGTTCCTCTTGAATCTTTCTATTTTTAAATTCCAAATACCTTTGTTCTTCAATTCTAACCATCAAACCATATATTTCACCTAAAGCTTCTTTTGGTGTTTCAAATCTACTGAAAGTTTTAACTGGAACTTCTTTAAATAAAGAAACAACTTTTTGTTTTGTTTCTTCAGAAAAGTTTTTTTTTGAATCAGAACTTGTTGTTGTGCTTTTATTTTGAGAAAAAGAATCTTTTGCGCCAGTCGAACTTTCGCTTTTACTTGTTAGTTTTTCTTTGAGTAAACCAATGATACTCATTTATTTCGCATTCTTTCTTTTATTTTAAAATTTTCTTCCTCAATATATTGCATTAACAAGGTGATGTAGATATCCCTTTCCCACGGCATCATATTTTCAAGTTCCGTGAGAGAATACTTATGGTGTTGCATCAAAGAGAAATTAGTTTTATAATAATTTCTCAAATTTTCATGACAAAAGATTATTCGAAAAAACTTTCTAGGCCTTCCACATTAATTTTATGAGGAAAACCACACTTATTACAAGTTATATTGACAGTTTCTTTTAATCTGGGTAAATTATTAAAAAATTCTTCTACTTTTAAAAATTGTTCTTGATTCAATGATTCAATAAAATCAATTTTTTCTTCCAATGACGATTCGTGACCGTAGTAATACTGTTCACCATCAAAAATATATTCGATTGATTGTGCAACCATATTAAAAGTTAATTCATTTGCATCATCATAATTTAAAGAATCTTTTACCATCAAAAATTGAGGATATTTCAATTTCATGGTTATTGAATCGGTCAATTTAATTTCTGGACTAATATTTCCATTCATATCAACCTTCATGTCCATAAGGTTAATTTTATTTTCCATTAAATTACCACATTCTTTTCCGTTGACTTCATTGTTGCATCGATATTTTGATTCAACAACTTCACCCACAGATTTTGCCCTCAAATTTATAAAGAAAAATTCAATATCAATAATTGGTAAACTGTCTATATCTATTTCAGATAGAGTACAATTCACCAACACATCTCTAATTGAATTGTAAACAGAAGATGCATCTTGTGATTCAACAGCCATTAACAAATTTCTCTGTTCTTTGACTAGAAATGGTCTAAATTTAATTTTTTTATTTGATATCGGCAAAACAATTTCATATGTTGGCACATCAATTTTTGGTAAAGGCATAATAACTCCTCATTAATAATTTCTATTTGGTTCCCATCTGGTGTAAGCAAAAGTAACCATCAGTCTATGATAATCATCGGAACTCCAGTCAAGTGACAACTGATTTACCGATAAAGGATATGATTCAATTAATTTTACAGAATAAGATAAAACATCTGACATATCATATTGACTTATGATAATGTCGCAACAATAATCTGATTTATATCTATAATTGTTTGTGGATAGTGGTGTAATGTAATTCAACCATTCATCGAAAAAGACTTTTTGGCGCATATCATCTTCAATAATGAATGTTAAATCAATATCATTAAACATTGTCATATATGGATATTTTTCCACAGGTCCATATGTTTTTTGTTCAGTTGTTGCAAGAGCTCGACCTGGTAATTCTGCTGTTTGACATTTGTAAACCAAGTCTCTTGCATTTACGCCTATGAACGGCAAATTTGCAGGCGGCACAATTCTCACATCAAACCTACTCGCCTTGGCTGGATCGTACTTAAACGAAGATTTAAATCCTTGTATATTTGAAGCCATCTTATGCCTTTATTTGTTCCAACGATTCTTGCCAAATCGTTTTTGCCGATTCTTTTCTAAATTGATGAATTGGTAAATGCAGTGCAACATCCCATTCCTCAGGTTCTACCGCCAGAATCCTAGATCGAATATTAGTGTACAGATATTGTTTGATACAAGGTCTAAACTCTCTGTACTTCCTGGACGAATCCAATATCGGATAAGTGACTCGGATTCTTTTAATCTCGTCCATCTCATTGTATATCGCCAGCGGCAATAGTTTTCTCATGAAAATGATTCTATATCTAAGTGGTAAATAATGTAAATTTAATCCCAAAAATCCATCCGGATTGCGTTTAAGTGGTATTACCAAGGGAAATTTGTCATAATATGGTAAAGTTGCCTTATTTTTTGGATCATACATAAAAAAGTAAAGCCCACCCATCAAAAATTTCATTCTGTCTGTTGGTCTTGTATATCTACCCGTTTCTTTTGTGATGGGCATAATAAACCGACCTGGACTTCTCAAGTCATTTATTTTTTTAGTTAACCATGTGAAAGAATCACGGCTCATATAGGCATGGCCAGCAGCAATTCTTTCGTCAGTTAGAGTAGTTAGAATGGAAGGTTTCATCTAAATATTTATGAGAGTCCCAAATGATCTTCGGTGATCAATCTGAATTCCCAACCACGATCTAAACAATACTCCGATGCGGCTTTCCATTTGGCTTGATTGACACCCCAAGTAACAACTTCATTGATGTATTGTTTTGTCTTTCTTTTCTTTTTCTCAGGTTCCATCGTTTGTTTTTTGGGTTTCACTTCTAACATCAATGTTTTTTGTCTTCCATCTCTATCTTTTACTTTGACAAGAAAATCTGGAAAGTATCGGTGCCATCGACCATCTACAGGCGAAACATAAGGAATGATCAATTCTTCTGATGCCCACGACAAAATACTTGGATTTTTATCCAACCAGTTCATTACCCTACATTCCCATGATGAACGGTAAATAATATTGTTTGAGTCACCAACATATTTTTCTGGGTTTGTTGGTTTAAATCTTCCGGAATATGCCATAAATATTATATATGTTTTTTTAGGAACAATAAATGTCAATAAAAATAGTTGATCCGGTAACACAATTAGGTGTGGAAGGTGAACCAGCACAACTTCCAAATGAAGTGCCTTTCGATTTGCTTGGAATTGACGATGGTGCATATGCATCATCCACCACATTTTATCCTGAAGGTCAAGGTCCCTTAGCCAAAGCACTACAAAATCCATACGAAGATGCTACTCCGTTTTTGCAATATCCCAGAGATTTAAATTCTTCTAGAAAAAGCCATTCCGTACAATTTCAAATATATGAGAGAAAAGTTTTAGGAAAAGAAGATGTTCAAAATGCCTTAACTAACATAAGAGATATGTTAAGGCCATCGGAAAATTTTGATGAAACCGGCATAAGGTTTTCATCGGGAGATTCATTTTTTACAAAAGAAGATATATCATATGAAGAACAATTAAGAAATGCACAAAGAGAAATATCAGAATCTTTTCAAAGTGCAACATCTCAAATTATTAGTGGTGAATGGGGAGTAAAAGCTAAAGAATTTTTAGATAGAGCTTCACTTCAAATACGTGACACACCTTCAGGCTTAATTAGTCTCTATATGCCAGATAATGTACAATTCGAATATACCGCACAATATGAAAATTATACTTTGGCGGATGCTGTTGGATCAGCACATATTCCTTTATTGAGTAGGGGTGTGAAAGCTATTACTTCTACCATAGATAAAGGTGGAAATACAGCAGCTAGAGCTCTTTTAAATTATGCGGGTTATGTTTTTAATCCACAACAACAAACAATGTTTGAGGGCATAGATTTTAGACCCTTTTCTATGGGATTCACATTCACTCCTTTCTCTAGAGTTGAATCTGATGTTATTAAAAAAATTATTAAAAAATTTAGGTCAGCAGCTGCACCAACAATTGTTACTTCCGCAGCAGGATTTTTCTTTAATGCGCCGTCAGTTTTTAAAATTAAATTCATGTATGCAGGAAAAGAAAATCAAAATATAACTAAATTAAAAACCTGTGTTCTGGAAAATGTAAGTGTGGATTATTCTCCAAATGGTTGGACAGCCTTTAACGATGGCAGTCCAGTGCAAATAACAATGGCATTGTCTTTCCGAGAAGTCGAACTGGTGGATCGTGTTGCAATACAACAAGGTTACTAAAAATGAAATATTTTAGAACTTTACCAAAAATTACTAAAATTGACGAAAAAGGAAACTCATCACTTTTTGTTAACCTGCTAGCTAGAGCCAGTATAATTCAAGATTTGTTGAAAAATCCTTTACTTTTTTATTCTTATGACATACAAGAATCAGACACACCAGAAATATTGGCTCACAAGTATTATGGTGACATAGAAAGATTCTGGTTAATTATGTTTGCGAACCAGCTTTTGGATCCTTTATGGGACTGGCCATTACAAGGTCAAAACTTTCAGAAATATTTAAATGATAAGTATACGACAGAAGAATTGGGTGAAATTCATCACTATGAAAAAATAATTACTACTTTAGACACGGTTTCTAGAACTGAAACTAAACATCGACTCGTAATAGATGAAGAAACTTACAACACTATGGCAAATACTGAAAATGGATATGCTTTACCTAATGGTGCAATAGTTATAGTCAAAGAACAAAAAGCAGTCGTCACAAACTATGAATATGAAGTAAATGTAAATGAATCGAAAAGAAACATTAAAATATTGAATGAAAAATATGCGGCTCAAATGGAAATAGAATTAAGAGATTTAATGAGTTGAAAATATGGCAACAGCATCAACGGAAACAAGACCAAATACATTTAGTTACACTCAAGATGTAAGTCTTGATAGATTGGATATTATTCTTGCCGATGGCAAAAGATATGTAATCAAAGCCCTTTTGATTGAATTAAATTATTTTGAAGACATTTTTGGATTTGTAACATCTGGTTATATGACACTCAGAGATTCGGTAGGATTGGTTGAATCTTTGAGTTTGAATGGAGAAGAATCTATAGAAATTAAATTTGGAAAAACCGTAAACGATTCTAGACCGGCACAAACATTTAGATTATATTCAATACCAAGAAGAATACCTGCCGCTAATATGAATGGTGAAGTATTACACATTTATTTTTGTTCTGAAGAACTATTAACATCCGAATTATCAAAAGTAACAAAATCATACAAAGGATTTGCAATAAACGGAATAGTTCAGAGAATTTTAAAAGATGAACTGAAAAGTAATAAAAAATTCTACAGTGATTACACCGCAGGAACTTATAATTTTAATGTGCCGACATTAAAACCTCTAGAAGCAATAAGTTGGTTGTCAACATATGCATTGCCCTATGCAAGTAATAGAAAAGGTGCTGATATGTTATTTTATGAAAACTACGAAGGTTTTCATTTCAGATCATTGGGCAAATTGTATGAACAAACTCCATACAAAACATACAAATATCAGCAAAAAAATGCTGGTTCCATAGAACAAGATGTAATTTCTATTTTGGATTATGAGTTTGTGAAAAACTTTGATGTATTAAGTGAAGTTTCATCAGGAACATTTGCAAATAGATTAATTTCAATAGACCCAATCACCAGAGGTGTAAAAGTCACAGATTTTGATTATTTGAAATATGAGGGAAGCACATTAAATAGAAATAAACCAGAATCTCCTGTTCCTGTCGTTTCACCAAAAAGTGTTATAAAGTTTTCTGTTAGTAATTCTGAACAGGCCAGAAAACCTTTTATACCTACTGGTTCCACTTCACCTGATATATACGCAGAAACAACCATACCAAATAGAACAGCACAAATAGCTCTTGCGAATTTCACAGTTTTAAAAATAAAAATACCTGGTGATCCTAATATTTCTGTTGGAAAAGTGATCAATTTCAATATGCTTAAAACTACAAGAGAAACATCCACAACTGCAAGTAACCTAGATAATTTTTATTCAGGTAAATATATCGTGACAGCTGTAAGGCACATTATACAATCACAAGGTGCTTTTCAAACTGTTTTAGAAATTTCCAAAGAAAGTAATCCAAGGGCAAGTTAATATGATGCAGAATTTTTTAGGCAAAGACAATTTTGTGTGGTGGGTTGGTACAATAGAAGATATAAATGATCCTCTAGGAATCGGTCGTTGTCGAGTGAGAATATTTGGTTGGCATTATGATGGGAGTGAAGAATCAAAGATAAAAATACCCACAAGTGATTTACCGTGGGCTGTTCCTTTGGTCCCAATGACAACACCGAGGTCATCCGCTACACCATTCTTAGATGATTGGGTTATGGGTTTCTTTTTTGATGGACTATCGGGCCAATTTCCAGTTATTGTAGGAATAATTCCAGGATTTTTTAATCCTGAATCTGAATCAATATTTGATACTAATAATCTCACACTTTCTAATCCGGATGTATAAAAATGGCAGAAGAAAAATCCGAATCATTTGTAAATTTTAAAGCCAATGTAAGTGTAACTGATCCTAGATTTGGTGCATTGTTAAACAAGGCCGGCGTACAAACAACTCCACCTTTAGCTAGAGGTTACTTGAAGGGGAGTGCGATAGAGGCTTCGAATGCAAGTTTAACTGCTGTTTGTGACTTTAAATTCATATTTGATTTTTCCTTTAATCTTGGTGGTCTAATATTGCCATCGGCGGCCTTTGCACAGGCAATTAAAAATGCAAAATTAGCGGCGGCTGCCAAACTTAGAAATTTTCTATCCAATATAGTAAATAATTTTAGAAAAGTTCTAGATGCTGTAATAAAAGTTTTAGGTTTGGATCCTTCTGGCCAAATTTCCATTACAATATCCTTGGCCAAGGATATAATTAGAAAAATCAATAGAATAACAAAAGAAATTGCACAAGCAATTGAAGATGTTTTGGTATGGGTTTTTGTTGCACAACAAATAAAAGAGTTGTTAGCTTGGATTCTTTCTTTGCCGGAAAAAATAAAACAACTGTTACAAAACTGTGTTGCAAGTTTTACAAATTCTATTAGACAAGTTGCCGAAAGTATACAATCAATACCTTCGCAAATTGTCAATGAAACAACTTCTCAGATAAGAGCTATAGCCAACGATCTGACAGAAACTTCAACACAAACATTGAAAAGTTTGGAAAGTGATTTGAAAACATCTGAAAGTGATTTATCTCCAGCTGTTATAGATGTTATTAATAATCCAAGTGAAACTACAGCAAATAATTTGACGATATATATAACTTCAATCACACCAAATTCGAATTCTATAATGGCAAATACAACATCTTCACCTTCTTTAAAAAATACACCTTAACGGATTCATAATGCAAAAACCAGACTTTGTTACTGCATGGACAGAGCCGGAATCGGCGGCTAATACGGATTATCAGCCCATATATCCATACAATGATGTAAAACAAACCAGAAGTGGACATTCTCTTGAATTTGATGACACTCCCACAAGAGAAAGAGTTCGACTGCAACATAGATCCAAGACTTTTGTTGAAATGCATCCAAATGGTGATCAGGTTACCAAGGTCGTTGGAGATGATTACGAAATTGTTGTCAAAGATAAAAATGTGGAAATTAAAGGAAGACTTAACATAACAGTTTCGGGTGATGCGGTATTTTGGGTACAGGGTAATAAAATAGAACAGATTGAGGGCAACCTTGAACAGTATATTAAAGGAAATTACATACAGGTTGTTGAAGGTCTTTCAAATATCACTTCGGCTGGTGATATGACAGTTTCTGCCGGTAGTTCGATTGTTGGTAGTTTAACTCTCAAAGTACCGGATGCTGTAAATATTCAGGGTGATGTGTCGATTGATGGTGAAGCCACGGCGTCAAAAATTGCATCAAGAACACGGGTTGATGCTGGTACTGGTGTCAGTGCGGGTCCTTTGGGTTTTGTGACAGTGAAAGGTGGCGTTGCTGTTGGATATCCAGTCGCCCTTCCTACAATGATTAATTCCGTTGGACCCATTACTTCACTCACATCTGTTTCTGCACCTTTAGGAAATTTTGGAATTAGTTCATCAATTTTAGCTTTTGATATCATTAACACAATGCTTCGGAGAGTACATACACATCCTGCACCAAAAGGAATTACTGGACCTCCAATTTCAAAAGAAATGACAGCGTAAGGGAAATTAAATTATGAGTAATAGTATTTTTGCATTATTAAGTTTTAATCCTGCTTTGGAAAGCGAGGTAATTGAACTCACACCTGAAACAAATAAACAAATGAGTCAGATGCCTCCACTATTAGAAGGTTGGCAACAAGATGATGTGGCTAATAATTCAACTGACGGTTATTTTGTGAACCCTTTGGCTAATACGATTAATGTATTTAAAACATTGTCGAGTACAATTTTACTTGCTGGCAATTCGGTTTCAGGATCAACTGCAAATATCACATTATTACTATTTGAAACTGCAAATACTGCAAATACTCTTTATTATGACACGGTTGATGGTTTTTTATATCACACCAACAGATTATCGAATGTAATACAACCAGACGAAAACATCGTTGAACCACATTTTGAAACTGCAAGTGGTATAGGTAAAATGATTACATATATTGTTGCTCAAACTGACAATGTACAGAATAATGCACCAATGATTGGTAGTTTTGGTGCTTTATTCATTGGAAATACATTAAGTGAGATGGCAAATACAGCAAATACGATAACTAATTTGTATATGAATACAGTTTCGAATGGAAATTCGAATATTTCTTTAGTGGAAGCGCAAGCCTTGTACAATGCTTATAGTAACATTTATACAACAATGACAGATTACAGAAACAGTGACAATGTATTTTTTCAAAAATCTGCTGAAATATTGACTAATTTCAATAAAGTCAGAAGTTTTTCTCAAATGGGTCAAACTGAAATTTATTTAATTAAGAATCACATAGGCACAGAAAAAATAAAAACAAGACTAGATTCCTAAAAATTCGAAATTTCTCGTTCCGGCCGCGAATTTTTTTCCGACAGATTCAAGGTTCCAAAAAGCGATTTTACTTTTAGCTTATAAATAAAAGAATGTCAAACCTACAAAAAATATACTCAGATATAGACTTCACATTCACAAGGAAACCTGTGACGAATGATGTTGCTCTTAGTTATGATTCTCAGGCGGTAATAAGATCAATTAGAAATTTATTATCAGCAAAACATTATGAGAGACTTTGGAATCCAGATTTAGGTTCTAATATACAATCATCACTTTTTGAACCCATAAGTACGGAAATAACCTCAATAATTGAAACAGAAATACAAGAATTGATTAGATTCTATGAGCCTAGAGCAACTTTGTCGCAAATAAATGTTGAGCCTTTGCCAGATCAGAATGCTTATCGGGTGAAACTTTCTTTTTATGTTGAAAATGCAACGGCACCAACGACAGTAACACTTCTTTTAGAGAGAAATAGATAAAATGGCTGGTGCTAATTCAAATATTCAACTAGCGGATCTAGATTTTACCGCTATTAAAAACAATCTAAAAACATTTTTGCAATCACAAGATGTTTTAAAAGATTACAATTACGATGGTGCAGCACTTTCAGTATTATTAGATGTTTTAGCGTACAACACGCAATATAACGCATATTATCTAAACATGGTCGGAAACGAAATGTTTTTGGATAGCGCACTTCTAAGAAATTCTGTTGTTTCTCAAGCAAAAGTCTTAAATTATATACCAAAATCAGTCATAGCGCCAACGGCAACGATTAACTTAACAGTAAATCAAGTAAATACCGCATCTTTGACATTGCCAAAATTCACGCAATTTATGTCTGAGGCAATAGAAGGTATCAACTATAGTTTCGTTACAGCTGATGCAACCACAGTAAATGTATCTTCAAATACTGCAACATTTACTGATATTTCATTAAAACAAGGTATTCCAACTTCAATAAGTTACACCGTTAATACAACCACAAATCCAAAGTTTGTTTTTCAGATACCAGAAACAAATGTTGACACTACCACATTAGAAGTTCTTGTTCAGGAATCATCATCGAATAGTTCTTATAAAATATACAGTAAAGCGACAGATGTGTTAGCTTTAGATAGTGAATCTCTAGTATATTTCTTACAAGAAGGAAACGATGGATTGTATGAAGTATACTTTGGTGACGACATTTTAGGTAAAAAACTTATAAATGGCAATATCGTTCGTATGAATTATATTGTGAGTGCGGGTCCAGATGCTGCTGGCGCAAACAGTTTTGTTTTAATGAATCCAATTGGTGGTTTTTCAAATACTGTGACAACTCCTGTTTCTGCGGCCACAACAGGTGCATTGAAAGAAAGCATTGAATCCATTAAGTTTCAGGCACCAAAGTCTTATTCTGCACAAAAAAGAGCAGTCACAAAAGAAGATTACATTACAGCAATACAACAAAACAATTTAGGTTATTCTTTTGATGCTGTTAATGTTTGGGGTGGACAAGAGAATGATCCTCCTGTTTATGGCCAAGTTTTTGTGTGCATCAAACCTGCTGGTGCTTATCTGTTGACACAATTGCAAAAACAAAAGATCGTAAGTGATATACTTCGACCAATTTCTGTGATGACTGTCGATCCAGCAATTGTGGATCCAGATTATACTTACTTACAGATCACAGCAAATGTATTGTATGATCCAAAGAAAACAAATTTAACTGCGAATCAATTACAATCTGCCATAAAAAATTCTATTTCTAACCTGGCAGCTTCATCATTAAATACATTCAATTCAACATTTAAGTTATCTGATTTCACAAATGCAATCAACAATTTAAATCAATCGATATTGACAAATGAAATAAACATATCGGTGCAAAAGAAATTTTTACCAAATTTAACCAATCCACAAACTTATAAATTTTATTTTAATATACCACTAAAAAGAGGTATGTTTCAAAGTGGAATCGGTAGTTTGCCTGCACTAAACTTTTATGATCCTGTCAATCGTTCAATCGTGATAGACGGAGTTTATATTGAAGAAGTTCCTTCTTCGACTGGTGGTGTAGAAAGTGTGTCGATTATAAATCCAGGTTTTGGTTATCAATCGACACCGACAGTAAAAATATTGGGTGATGGTACAGGTGCAACTGCCGCTGCCACAATCAATAACAACGGAACATTAAAGAGTATTGAAATAACTAATATTGGTTCTGGATATACCAGTGCGATTGTTCAAATTATTCCTGCCACTTCTGATACAACAGGCCAATTAGGTTCTGCAATTGCAGTTTTAGAAGGACAGTTTGGTACACTCAGAACATATTACTTTAATTCAAATAATGTTAAGACTATTTTAAATAATAATGCCGGCTCTGTCGATTATATCAACGGCATAGTCACATTAAACGATTTTAATCCTCTCAATGTGGATAATCCACTTGGACAATTAACTCTATCTGCAAATCCTACGACAACAATTATTTCATCCTCTTATAATAGAATCATTACTGTTGATCCTTTTGATCCAAATGCTATAGTTGTCAATGTAAGTGCTAAAACATGATACAGAATCATCATAAAACCTCCTTACTTGTTGCGTCAGAGCTACCTGAATTTGTTAGGGACGACCCTAACTACCAAAACTTTGTTCTTTTTTTACAGGCTTATTATGAATGGATGGAACAAAACGGCAAAGTTTCGGAAAGAACACAAAATCTTCTTTCATATAAAGATATTGATACAACAACAGCTGAATTTTTAGATTTTTATTTAAAAGAATTTTTGCCATTTTTTCCACAAGAAACTCTTATAAGCAAACAACAAGCTGTAAAATTTGCAAAAGAATTTTATCAATCTAAAGGAACAATATCTTCTTATAAGTTTCTTTTTAAGATACTATACAATTCGGAATTCGATGTATTCTATACCAAAGATGCAGTTCTTAAAGCATCAGACGGTGTTTGGTATGTTGCGAAAAGTTTAAAGTTGGCAACAACAGATCCTAGATTTCTGGAAATAAAAAACTATCGTGTGTTTGGTGAAGAAACCAAATCAATCGCAACAATTGAAACTTCTGTTCTGAACGGTACAAGAACAGATGTTTTCATTTCAAATATACAAAGACTATTTCAGTCAGGTGAATTTGTAAGAATTGTTGATAACAATAATCAGGATGTAATAATTGATGGTCAACCATTGAGAGCTAAATTGGTTGGTCAGATCAGCAACATTCGTATTAATCCCCGTAATAGAGGATTGTTATATGAAGTCGGTGATCCTGTTGTTGTTTTTGGTGGTCTAGAAGCAAACACCGATAAAGGTGCTTCAGCAATAGTTTCCAGTGTAACATCTGGTTCTATTCAGCGTGTTAATGTTTTGAATGGTGGATATGGATTTAGAGAGGACCCAAACACATCTATCGAATTCACAAATGCTCCAGGTGCTTCTGCAATTGTGGGTTCTATAGATCCAAGTTTAGCCAATATTGCAAATGTAGCTTTGATACCAATTGATTCGATTAATCTAAAGAGATTCATACAAATTGGTGCAAACAACTATAATTTTTCCAATATAGTTACATCAGATGCAAATACAACTCTTGCAAACGCATTTTCTTTTACTTCTTTTTCCACATATCCAATTTCTTCAATTCTAGTCACAAATGGTGGCGGAGGAATTAGAAGGGTTCCAACAGTCGATGCATTTTCATTATATGAAGATGATATAAATGAAAATAACAGTTTATCAAATCTTGGCATCTTAGCACCAATTCAAATTTTAAATGGTGGTTCTGGTTACCAGGCAAATGATGTAATAGTTTTTTCTGGCGGCTCAGGTATCGGTGCAAAAGCCAATGTAACTTCAGTAAATGCCACAGGATCAATAACAAGAATTGAATATGTTGTTGATGAGTTAAGAAGATATCCTATTGGTGGTTTCGGTTATAGATTAAATGATTTACCTTCGGTGTCTGTGCAGTCTGCAAATGTACAGGCTTCTGGTGCCAGTATTTTTGTTCCAGGTATATTAGGTGATGGTGAGTCCTTAACTCCTATTGTTGATCGTGTTGGTTCAATTACAACAATTCAAGTCATTGATGCTGGCGAAGATTATATTTCAACACCAAGTGTTTCATTAAAAGTACAAGACATTGTTGTTTCTAATGTTTCGATACAAAACATTCCTCTAAAAGGAGATGTGATATATCAAGGCGCAAATATAAATGCA